AGTCGGTACAGCTCGGTGTTTTACCCAGCTGCTCGGGACACGTAACGTGGTTCGAGGTTCGCGCTCCGTGTTCATCGGTAACCAGCGCGATGTAGTTAGTAGCACCTGACGTATCGTCGGAGAAACGTATTCGCCAGCGCTCTTTGTACGACGTGTTGAGTTTGTTAACTAATTTACCAATACGCGATTGAACCGGGTGGTGCGTATACCCAAAAGCATTGAGGTTAGGGAACTGCATTAACATCTTTTTCCAGAAGGTTACGTATTTCTCCTCGTAGAAATCACCGAGTACATGCAACCGAACAACGAATCCTTTTGGATACTTAAGTGCAAGACCACTGAGCTGGTGGGTTAACATTGGCTGGAAGTTAGGGTCAGTGTGATCAAAGCGGTGGGCGAATGGCATGTTGTTGCCGTAACACACATCCCACTGGTCACAAGAAGTAGGGCACGTTGCCCGCTCTTCTAGAGTCAGCGAGAACATGGGCATACCCTTCCACTTCTTAACGCTTACTTTGTTTCCTAGCTTTTTGTTTTGGCTTCCGCTTTTCAACATGTTGAGGGATGCGGGCTTGAGACTTTTTTTGTACCTGCTTCTTGCGTCTTGGATCTTCCTTGCTGTTAATGTCATCGAGTATCTCCTGTCGAATACGCGCTCCGGTGGTTCGATCCATACGGGTTAGCAGTTTAATTTCTGATTTTTTGAGTTGGTGAGTGAACCAATACATCGCCTCGGGTGGGTCAGTCTTCAGCGTGTACTTGATGTCGCCATAGAACATTTCCATCAGGCGGGCTGAATGTCGTAGATGTGAAACGATGTATCGGTTGGCTCTCGTGGCTCTCTGCCAAACTGTTTAGCCGCTTCGTTGACGGCTTCCTCGTCTGGCCGGTCTGTTTCAATCTGATATTGGTATGTCTCAATGATCTGAGCAGTGACGAAATGTTTTTTCATTCTTGTCTCCTTGGGTCTTTACCCATTGAATATTGTAAGTACCAGATAGCTTTTTCTTTGTCGATGTCGCTCGATGCGTGCTTCTTGTTCATCCTCCATGTGTATTTAAATGCAGCTACTTCAGCGTATTTTTTTACAGCTTCTTCACCGAACACTTCTACCATTGCGTCGATGCATTCGATGTTATCTAGCGCGTAGTGAGAAGGGCGGTTAACTTCTTTTTTATCTGCGGTCATGTTGTCCTCGTAAGAGCTGTTACTTTTGATGTGGTTTCAATAACGACGCGAGCCCCGCACGATAAAATGGGTTTATCGGTCTCTGAATAACGCACTCTGCACGGGCCATCAATAATGACATCGTGCGCGTAAGTGTTGGTTTTACCCGCTTTTACTGTGATGACCGGCTCGTCCGTTCCGTTCTTTAGGTTTGCTTTGATCTTGTGTTGGTTGACGTGAATGTAAGATTTCATAGAAGCCTCTCTGGTGGTACAAGTACCCACATACCTTTGCGGTAGGGGAAGGCTTTGGTTTTGACGAGCTTGAACTGCTCGCTGTGTATGGTTTTCTTAAGGAGGAATAAGACGATAGAAACAATAAGGCCGCCGACAATGGCTGCCATCATGCCTGCATATGTACCTGCCAGGGCGTACATGAGAAACCCAGTAACAGCTATGTCGATGGGTATGTCGTAGGTAATAACTTTACGTATACCGAATTTAAATATAAGAAACAGAAGGCCGAGGGCTGAAAGTATTCCTGCAGTAATCATAAATAACTCCTATTGTGGCTATAGCAAAAAGTGCAAGTTCAAAGTAAGTAAACAGGTCGAACAGTGCTTTGATCATAGAAATGTACCGATGGTGTAGTAGAACAAGAGAGCAACAACTGCGATTGCTGCGGCGACATAAAAACCGATGGTGAATGCCTGAGCTAATATCGCTAGCACTAGAGCGAATACAATGGCTAAAGCAAAATAAACAATGAGGTTGGTCATGGCGCGTGATCTCCGTAGTAGGGCGAAGCGTGAACTTCGTTGTATAAGATTGTGTCGCCGTCTTCATTGATCTCGACGTCTTCGAACATGGTCGCTTCGCAGCAGTCCGATACGTACTTAATTAAGACGTCGTTAGCGACGCTACCCCAGAACTCGGTAGGGCCAATCCCTAGGTCGGTATTTGATCCTGTGCAGGGCTGCTTGCATTCTTCACATATATAGGGTGGGTACATAATCAAGGCTCCTTAACTTCAATTTCCGTGTAGTAAGTGTTGCCGTCGTGTTTTTCCTTAGTTGCTATGTAACCAAGTAAGTTGACGTAGTGGCGTGATGGCCCGTATGTAAAATACCAATTGTTTTCGTCGTCTTCTTGCAGAATCGACCATATGTGATCTTCGCTGTAGCCGGTTTCTTGCATTGCTTGGGCGCGTGTATCGAAGAAATCGCCGTTGTGATCTCTTATTTCCTCAAAGGGGAAATCTTCGTCTTGAAATACGGGCATCTTTTTCTCTCCTTAGTTAATCGACTCCCCATACGCACTGTGGGTCATCGCCTTTTCTGAACGAGCACCAGCGGCAGGAATTCTTGCTAGGTGTCGGTGCGAAATCTTCTTCTGTGGTCATTGCGATTGCTCGCTTGTGCCAGTTAGGGGCGAACACCATCGCTTCTTCGCGGGTGTAGCTCTTAACGGTGGTCTCGTTCTGGTCTAGATACCAAAACTCGACGTTGACGAATTGAATGTGCGGGTAGCGGAAGAAAGTACCGATGGCATAGAGCAGGCCTTGTTGTGAATGGCCAATCTCGTTGCCATACTTCTTACCTGTTTTGTAGTCGATGACGCGCGCGGATGTCTCGTCTTCGTTGACTAGCGCATCGAGCTTGATGCGTGCCCAGGTGGCTTTTTCCATCCAGCCTACGGGTTTCCAGTCTAGGTCAAAGCCCCAGTCTCCTTCGAGTTCTACCTTCGCATCAGCGTACAGCTCTCGCAGTTCTTTGAACTGGCCTTCGAACTTTTCTAATTCTTTAGGTAACTCACCGATTGATCCGTTTACGTAATCTTCAGCCAGTTGATGGATATGCGTACCGCGATCAGCTGCTGGGCCACTAGGTTCTTTGACACCTTTGACGCGACTGATGTATGTTCGATATGGGCACTCTTCGTAAACTTTGAGTGCTGAGTAAGACCAGGCTCTGACTTGCCCCATCTTCTCAGGCTTTTCGAATTCTTTTATCTTGCTTTGATCGGGACGTTTCTCTTGAACTAAGTTAACCATTACTAATCCTCGTTACAGTAAAGGTATTAGTATAACTAATACTTACGAAGCTGCGAGTAACTTTTTATCGCTGTCGTCAAAATACTTTTCGATAATTTCTTCGTACCGCTCGTCGTTCATGACCCAGTTGGTTTCTACACCGCGAATTGGGCTACAGATTCGATCAGCTAAGTGAGCGCGTTTGCGTATTCTTTCTAGTCCGCACCGCTCTGCTTTTTTAGTGAATTCGCGCTGCGACAAGCGGTCGTCAGTCAGCACGATGTAGACAATTCTTAGATGTTCTAGGGGAACCATTGTGTAAGGACTGTTGCGATCCGCGATCCACGCTTTGAGGAAGCGTTGCGCGGTGAGGATTTCTTGTCCCTGCATTACATTCGTCAGCTCTATATCAAGCAAATCGACGAAGAAATCTAAGTCACCATTCTTAACGGCTGAGAAGAATTCCTCTATGATTGACATAGTGACTTGCTGCATTTTAGCCTTGGCCGTATTCTCGATTGGTGTACGCACTAATCGTTTGTCTACTTTGTACGTGCTAAGTATTCCTGCTAAGTTCGGCAACTCTTTTTCTATTTCATCGATGTTGGCGATGACTTCTGGGTACACCTCTTCGAGTTTCTTTTCTTGTCGGGGCGCTATGTTGTAGCGCCTGTCGCCTTCTTCAATCTTTACTGCATCTGCACGGTTAGTGAGGAAGATAAAGTTAGTGAAGTTAGGCATCTCAACTTGGTTGCTACGCATCGCTCGTATGGTCATAGTATTTTCAGTGATGGCGTTCTTGAGTTTGTCAGCAATCTTCATCGCGCCTGAGTTGGCCGAGGCCATGTGGAACTCATCGACAACTAAGAAGATAGCTTGACGCATGTACAAGTTGAACTGTTCTTCTATGTTCTGTAAGGCTCGCATCGGTACGTGCTCGTCACCGAACAAAGGCCTGAGTACCTTGGTGTAGAAGATACCTTTACCTGTGCCAGGCACACCTTGCATCACCCAAGCGGTCATTGCTTTGCGCCGTGTTTGAAAGATGTACGCTAGCCAGTTAATAAAACGCTCGGCTTCGTCTGCCTCACCGCCTAGAATGTGCTTGGTGAGTTTGTACACCAAGGGGCAGGCGTCTTGTAGTTTATCGATGTCGCCCATAGTGAGCGGTTCGTCAGGCTCTACAGGGTTGAGCATGTAGTCTGTTTGTCGATACATGTTGACGTGGTAGGGCACGTTAGTCAGGTTCACTGCAGCGTCGTTCGATGCCGGGTCAAAAACGACTCTTGCATCGGGTATGAAATCGGGCTTAGGCCTACCGTGCGATCGCATAAACCCTTCGGTGCTGGATGAGCTGCACGGAAGTAGTGGGAACTCTTTTGTAAACTGGTTGAGGTTAGGGTCAAACACGCCGTTGTAGTAAGTATCGGTATAGTAATCACGAAGAACGATAGGTTGGTTGGCTCGGCCTTGCTTATCAAGCTCTGCTTTGTAACTCTCAAACAGGGTTGCGTAGAAATCAGGATCTGACTTCTCGATCGAGAACAGCGGCTCACCTTTGAAGTTGTGCATATACGTCGGATC